TTGCTCACTGAACACTGGTGTTCCGTTGAGCGTTATCCGGATCGGTGTCCACCGATTCCGGTTTCTCCGCTGCCGCGGGAATTGAATCACCTTTTTGCCGTTTTTCACTTTTTTGCTCTGTTTCTTCGCTTATTTGGTCTGCCAGCCACGCGAAAGCATTGCTCCCATATTCGCTTCGCTGATTAGGGGTGGTTTGGCTTTCGTAGAGCTGTTGGACCTGTTTGCTTACATTTAAAGCTGCATGGAGATCCATGCGTATTGGTGATTCTATGTAGTGCGGAATGCCCTGGGCCTCCGGTATTTTCTCGCCTCGCGCATAGCGCTTGACGATGTTGTTTATATCGCACTCGTCCTTAAAGGACTGGTGCGTTTTTGATTCGCCAGAATTCCTGGCTTTAACGCTTACGCGTTTTGAGTATGCGTCCCTTATATAGGGACGTTTATATATTTCCTTTTTTTCTACTTCGGAAACCATTTTCCGGTACCTATTGATTTTAAGCCCTGGCCGAGTGCTTTCGCTCCGCTCAAACCGGCTGACACTGGGTTATTGGACAAATTAATTGCCCATAGTTTTGGATTATCTTTCCAAAACTGTATTTCCATTTTTCGCAATTCATTGTCCATTGCGATTCTTGTTGATTCCATATTGTATTTTGCGGACAAAGTGTCCGACGCCAAGCCTTGCGTCTTTGCCGCATACGCCTGCGAACTTATTAAATCCTTCTGCGCATTAAGCAGCGCTACATTCCTGGCTGAGTTTGCAACCCCTGCTGCGGGGTTGGTTATATTAGGCCTGGCACCCGCTGGGCTAGCTGCTGGGGAACCCAGTGCCAGTATTCTGTTAAGACCTGCTTTATCCAGGTCTTTTGCGGCGCGCTGGTATTGTGTGTTTGCCATTTCCCGCTGGAAATCCATTTGTTCCCTTGCCAGGTCAATGTTCTTTTTATTAGAAAATAAGCCACCGGCCAACTCAAGACCGGTGCCTATTAATCCTGCTGCCGCCAGTGAGAGCGCCATCAGAAGTGGTCTATCAGACCCGGTGTGCCATAAGTCGGCATAGGCCTGGCACATTTGTAATCGAACCATGCATCGAAAAGCATGTGTGGTTCGGCTGGTACCGCTATAACGCGGTCAATAGGCGGATCGGATTGTATGAAAGTATCGTCCAGGACCGGTAATGATCCGAATTCTTCGGACAGATGCCATACATCGAGGCTTGAAGCGGCTGCGCTTCTAAACAAGCCTGTAATCATTGATGGCTTATAACGCATTTCAGCGTAGCGCTCCTGGTATCCGAATACCTCTTCGTTAGCGGCTGCGCCTGAGCCCTGGAAATAAATTTCCTTGTTTAATACCGCCTGTTCGCCTAAATGGGCGAATGACGGAAAGTAGAAATCGTATCTGGTTTCTCTGGACCAAAGTTTATCTAGTCCTTTTTGGTAAGTTAGATCGGCCCTGACATTTGCCAGGCCGATTATATAGCCGTGTTCCGTAAAGGCCTTGCTGAAGCCATGGCCTGAAACGGCTGCTGTTCCCATTGCCGCCAAATTACCTTGTGGCGTTGTGCTGGTTTCCCCAGTCTGTGCAATGGGGGTTATGTTTATGGGCGTGCTACCGCCGCCCAAGTATTCCGGACGCTGTAATCTTGCGTCCGGTGACACCACCCCGAAATGGGATCTTACGATCTCTGTGTATCTTGTGCCGCCGCGGGCGTCACGTTCCAGCAAACGCTGGATCTGAAAGGCCTCTCTAATATCGTTTATTGATGCCGATGTCGCATTAGTTAAATCGGCAATTATCCTGGGTACATTATCGGTCGTTCCTACGCCCTCTGAAGTTGCTTCTACCAGGATCGTACTTGTCGATCGGCCAAAGGTTGTCTCGGAACCGCCGGTTCCGTCTGCTCCTGTCTCGTAGACGTCGGCGTCTACATTAGACCAACCGCCTGAGCTGGTTGGAACGCCGATGCCTAATACTGGCGCTTCTACCCCTAGTGGGAGTGTTACGGCTGAAGCTTGCTTCTGAGGCCAGGGCAAGCAGGAGGTGAAGTAGTCATGACGCTTGCCGCGTCTTAATAGTGTGTAGGCGCCCGGGCCAGAGCCCAAATCGCCCTGGTTGACGTTTGCTGAATCTTGTAGATTCTGATCGCGAAACCATTCGTTCCAGATCAAATTGTAAGCTCGTAAAGGCAGCTCGTTAATCTCAACATTGCTTAATACCGGGCAACCCATGTACTCGGCTACCGAACCCTGGGTAACGTTGCCCGCCGCGGTTACGGGAACCGTGAAGTCTATACTATCGCCCGGATCAGTCTGTTCTCCCATAAACTTTTTCCAGTTCGTCCAAAGAAGACGAGTGGGTACGAAAAAGAAGAACGTGTCCAGGTATAAATTATCCATGATCGGCTTAATAGGAGTCGCTAACCTAGCGAAAGCCGTCATTCGGCAGCTAAAAGAGTCTGCCGGTACTACTTCATCTAAAAGAATGGGGACTAAAAAGCCCCCATCAAAGGTTGTCTTAATTCCGTGGGAACGGTCAAAAGAACTACGTGGAATCTGTGCTGATTCTATTGTTGCGAAACGGTCGTTGACGGTTTTGCGGGATCTTCCTTGGGCCATGGGGGTAAGTTCTCGTCTTGGTGGAGGAACTCCACCGCGAGTCCCAGGTTGACAGGTGTTTTGTGTGGTACGAGTTTAGCAGTTTTCTCATCGAAACTACCAATTTCAAACAATGCATAGTCCATAGGGTATTTTCCGACCATGTTGTCGGGGTTGTTTACAGCATCAGTGAAGTCCCTAATTGCCAAACCTTTCGTCAGTTTGGCGAACGGCGGCGAGTAACTTTCCGCCTTTGTATCAAATACTGTGAACATCAAGTTCATCTTCATAGCTCCTTTTTAGCTTATTTGCCTGCGCTTTTTTAATAGTTTCCTGTGCTGAGAGGCGGTCAGGATCGTGAATTCTAGCTTCGTCTCTTCTCCGCTGGATGAGACGATCGAATGCGTCAGGGTCTCGCCGAGCGAGAAGCCTGTCGTAGTAACGGGGGACTGGATGCCGTTTGCCGTCGACGACGACAAAATCATGTGTGTGTGCGTCAGTTTTTCCAAATCGCTCATACCAGGTCTGTCCTATTCCGGGCCGCCTGGACATAGTGGCGTATTCTTTGGAAATCATGATCTCGCCCGTCGAGTTGTCCACCATAGTGTTGTTCGAGTATTTCCTCGTAGCTATGGGTCCGCCTTGTTTCTTCATTATGTAGCGCGCGCAGTACGCGGCACTTTTGTAGGAGACGTTGCCAATAGAGGTGAACCCGTATGGCCATAAACGCTCTAGTTTTTCCGACCTGTAATAGAGATTGCCTTTGATTTGTTTCCACGGTTGTTTGTCCTCAAATTCTAGTCCAAATATTAGTGCATGATAGTGCGGTCTATCAAGTTTTTTTCCGTATTCTCCTGCATGAAAAAAGCGTATTTTTTTTGGTTCATAGGCTTTGCGTAACCTTTTCATAAATTTCTGGAAGTGGCTCAACTGCAATGAGCCATACTGAGGAAGGTGTTCGGGGGCGTACGTTAACGTAAGGAAAGAGTTTTCCTTGTGCATTTGGGCTTCGTGCATACAACGAATAGCCCATTCCCGGGAGTAATCCAATCTACAACCCAAGCATCCGCCGCAGCGGATGGGTAGATCGTTCCCGTTAGATTCGGACTTTTTCCACGTAATGCCCCCTCCTATCTTCGCGTAGGTCTTCTGGGGGTAGTAACAAGTCATTTTACATCCTGATACCGCCTCGGAGTACTTTCCAAGTATTCGGCTTAGCTGTACGGTTCGCTCGGCTTTTAAACTGCCGGCGGCCTTTCTTTCGGTTCATTTTCTTGGGTCGGCGCATCGTGAGGGCTCCTGATGTCTATTTCGGTGTCTTGGGTACGCAGGTGGCAGCCTGGCATTATTGCCAGGGAGAGGCTAATTATCGCTGCCGCGTAGGGTCTTTTAGGTGGGGTGGTGTCAGTGGTGCATATGACGTCAAGTGAGTCATATGCACGTTCGCCTACGTACTTACCGACGTAGGCTCGAACCCCCTTTAAATCCCCCAGTTTTGGGGGAGTCTTTAGATAGCCTGAAAGGCTGTATTGCGGCCCGTGTAGGGCCGATGGGCTCGGCCGGGCTGCCGCCCGACCATCGCCGGTGTGTTGCTCACTGAACACTGGTGTTCCGTTGAGCGTTATCCGGATCGGTGTCCACCGATTCCGGTTTCTCCGCTGCCGCGGGAATTGAATCACCTTTTTGCC